CAACTGGCCCAGCATTGAAGCGTTCGTGGACGGCGTCATTTCGCAGACGTTCGGCGAGCCGGTGGTGTACCAACCGGTGCAAGCAGGCGCGGCGCAGGGAAGCGCGTTCACGGTGACGGCGGTGCGCCATCTGCGCGTGCGCGAGGAGTCCGGCGCGATGGCGAACTTCGAAGAGATCTCTGTCAATCCGTCCAACTTTGCAAACCCGCCGGCAAAGGGCGATTGGGTGACCGCGTGGGGTGCGCAGTACGTGGTGACGACGGTGCGGCAGCCGGATGCCTACGGCATGCTCAACCTGGCACTGCTGCAGCGCGCGAGTTGACGGTTCCGTGATCAATCCGAAAATAATACTTGGCGAGTGGGTGACTGCGCTCCAGTCCTGCCCGGACTTGGTCGATGCGCTGGGCGGCGACGGCGACAACATCCGCGCATTCATGGAAGGGCTGGCTACCGACAACAATCTTCGGCTGGCCATCCTACAGATGCCGCCCGGCTCGATTCTGGTTGCCTGGAATGGCACCACGCCGCGGCGTCTCACTGGCGGATCACTGCACTTCGCGCATCGCTTCTCGATCTACTTGCGGGCGCCGGAACAGAATTCCACCGCGACGTATGCCGATCTGTTCTGGCTGCTGGTGAGCGCAATACCAACGGGTGCTCCATCGTGGGCGTCGCTTCTGCATTTCCAGATCGATCCCGATTGCTACCCGATGGACATGGATCTGCCCTCCGCGCAGCGAAACACGGTTGTGGTGAGCGCGGACGGGACGACCCTCGATTACTTCGAGGTGCAAGCAACGCTCGTGGAGCAAGGCAATCCCGGCGGGGAATGAGGAGAACGGTATGGATTCAGTTTTCATGCGCTCGCCCGAGGGCGAAGTGAAAGAAGTCGAGGCGACCACCGAAAAACTTACGATTTTGATGGCGTCCGGTTGGCATCAGGTTCCCGCGCCGGTGGTGGCGCAGAAGCCTGTAGTTGTGGCTGAGGAGGAAGAACAGCATGGCTAATATCAGCGAACTCCTGAACGGTTGGGGATTCGGCAAACAGACCGCTATCGGAACGGCGAATCTGGTCGCCACCATCTGGCGTCACACGAATCTCAATACCAAACCGTGGGCGAAGGTCCCCGTGAACGAGGATGACCGGGCGGAAATCGGCAAAGGCCACGAGTTCCCGACCCAGCTTTTCAAGTCGCATTACAACATGCCAGCCTACGAGCTCTCGAAGTACGCCTCGTCGGAGTTCCTCGCATGGGCGATGTCCTTCTCCATGGGCAACGTCGTCGTGAGCGGCAGCGGTCCGTACACTTACACCATCGTTCCGGCGTTGGGGGCGACGAACCCGACCGGCCTGGAGTTGCCCTACTTCTCGTTCGTGCAGCAGATCCGGCCCGGCGGTTCCGCGGTGTTGGACGAAATGTTGGTGGGCTGCGCGGTCAAGGGCTGGAAGCTCTCCATCAAGAACTCGCCTGGCCGCGCCAGTGCGATGTGCTCGGTGGAGTGCGTCACCACCGGCCAGTACACGTCGCCCAGTGGCATCACGCTGCCAGCCATCTCCACGCCGCATGAATTCAATGCCGGCATGATCAGCACTCTGACCTTCAACGGCATCAACTACCTCTCCGGCGGCAGCGCCAAGCAGTTTGTGTCGATGGAAGCCTCCTGGGAGAACAACTTCCGGCCCGGCTTCTTCCCCGGCTCGGGAGCGCAGGATGGCTATCAGATCCAGGGGCGCTTTGAGTGGGGTGACCGCGCCTTCGCGGTGCAGTTTGTAGTGCGCGTGCAGGCGGGATCGACGGAGTACTCCAACCTGATCAACCTGACCACCGGGACGGCCACGTTCACCATGACCCGCGACGCCAACAACTCGTTCACGATGCTCATTCAGAAGATGGGCTTCAACGTCGCCGAACTCGGAAACACGGATGGCATCGTGACGCTCCAGATCACCGGCGTTCAGCTTTACGACCCCACCAACGGAATGGTGACGATGACCATCACCACTCCGCTACAGGGCATCTGCCAGTAGGAGATTCACATGGAAATCGAAAAGAAAGCGGGCTTCGATGCGTCGAAGCCGTTTGTCGTGCCGATCCTTTCGGGCGGCGAGAAGAGCTGCGAAGTGCGGTTCCCTTCGGACGAGGAGTGGTGCGCCTGGGCGCGCGCGCAGCGTACCGTGCGGCATTTCCTCGGGCGTGGGAAGTCGCAGAGCGAAGACGTGGACCTGCCCAAGATCAACGCGGAGTTATTCGCCAAGATCCGCACGGACAAGGACGGCCCGGCCTTCGATGATGCCGAGGCCGGCATGGTGATCGGCCGCATTGAGCGGTGCGCCGTGGCCAACGTCGAGCGCGAAGGTATCAACTACCGGATCGAGATGAAGGTCCCCGGCGCGCGCGTCGTGCATGTGCTGCGGATGCCCACCGCGAAGGAGATGCAGGACCACGAGCGGGCCTCGACCAGCGTCGTGGCAGCGCGGAGGTCGGTTGAGACGCGGGCGTTCCTTGAGCCGAGCGGCGCACTCTACGACAAGCTGCACATCTCGCACGAAGTGTACGCCGGCACCGTGCCCATCGTTCACAAGTCGGCAGCGGTGTCCGAGGTCATCGCGCAACTGGCAATCGAGGCTGACGAAGACCCGGAATAGCCGCGCCCGGCGACTGGCCGGAAGAGCCGGGCGTGCGATTCCTGATCCGGTCGGTGCTGCACCAGGGCGGGCTGTGTGGGCCTGACGAAGAATGCCCCGACCGCGTCTTCCGCTGCCGGAAGTGCGGCTACTCGGCCCAGACGGAGTTGGATGGCTGTCCCGCGTGCGGTGCGGATTGGAAGGCCATCGACGTCAGCCATGGGCCGGGCTGTCCCAAGAACCTGCTCGAAGAGGCGATGGACACGCCGAACGGCGCTTTGGTGCGACGATGCTTCCGGATTTTGAACGCGAAGAGCATCGGGTTGACGATCACGCTGGCGGATATCACCGAAGAGGAGTTCCGGGTGTTGGAAATGATCGAGGCCGAGCGGCAGGAGCAGATCAAGCGTGGGGACGGCGGCGCTCAGGGTTCCCGTTAGTGGGCCAACTTCGGGGTTGGTGGCCACGGCGCCCAAGTGCCGAGCCTTGCGTGCCATTCCTTCAGTTGTGGCAAGCCGGATTGTCTGGTACGATCTTTGTTTTCAAACCGGATGGAATGTGAAGAGAAGTCCAGGCTCATTGAGGAGCATAGCCGGGTCGCACTGGCTTACGCCCGTGCCGCAAGGGCGCTGAGAGCCAAAACAGGAACACGATCTGCGGAAGATCAGCAGGCGCTTGATGAAGCGCGGATTAAATCCCAGGAGGCGCGTGCGGCCGTAGAGCGCCACATCGCCGAGCACGGCTGTTAGCCGCGCTTCTTCGTCGCGATCCCCGCTCCCGGTTGCGCGGTCCCCAACTGGTTGGCGAGTGGTACGATTGTCACGGCACATCAAAATGGCACATGCAATGCCAAGCTGGTTTGGATTCCTGTCGATGGAAGCAGATCTCGCGATGACCTTTATTGACTGCGCAAGACTTCACACTCACCACGGAAACTTCGCCAACTCTGTCGAAAATGCGCGCAAGGCCCTTGCGGAAATACAGCGCGGCATAGTGAATCCAACTGCGCGGGGGCTTAGTGGAAATGAAGTATCGTTTTTGGAGCGAAGGTCCGAGGAAATCGAATCGGCACTGGTGGCGTTGACAAGAAATTCAAACTGACTCACTACCCACTTGAAGAAATCGCCCGCACCATTCTGGCTCGCCGAGGCGACACTGCCTTTTGGAGATCTGCCAAGTCCACTTGGCCCTAACACGCCCACCTCGGAGACTGGCCCGCTATCACGCTCTATCGTACGGCTGTTACCCATCCAGAACACAGGTGATCATGGCCAGATTCCAAACTGTAATCAAACGCGCGCGCTTCGTCTATTCGGGGTATACCGCGACCGAGATGCAGGGATTCGCACAGGTGCTGGCGGATTCCATCCGGGCACGCATTCAGAGCGGGCAGAACATCTACGACCAGGCAGCCGCGCCACTGAAGCCCGGCCAGTCGGGCAGACGCGGCTACCCCGACTACAAGTCGGCGCGCGGTCTCCAGCCGATCCGCGACTGGACCTGGAGCGGGCATACCCTCCGCTGCCTTAAGGTCCTGACGGCGAACGAAAACCGTGCGGCAATTGGGTTCCTCGACGAGAGCCTTCCTGGCCGGCGGCAGACAGCTTCGCAGATCGCCGCCTTCAACAACCGGCGCGAGGCGCAGTGGGGTGTATCGCCGCGCGACCGCCAGGCCGTGCTCGCGGCATTTCAGGCGCGTCCCTTCGTGATGCTCAAGGCAGCGTAAATGGCAGACCAAGCGGAACGCGTAATCCTCGAAGCCGAGGACCAGGTCACCCCGATAACGGACAAGGCCAACGCCGCTCTCGACGGCTTCGAGAAGAAAGCGGAATCGTCGCACGGCAAGGTCATCCGGATTTCGGATCAGACCCGGTCCTCGGTCCAGCGGCTCATCGCCTCCCTCGAAAAGCAGGCCGAGACTTACGGCAAGAGCGGTGTCGACCGGCTGATCACCCAGCGGGACCAACTTCTCCAGCGATACAACCGCGAGCCGCAGGCCATCGACGCGATCACCAGATCTTACGAAAAGATGATCGCCATGGAGGAAAAGGCCGCGCGCGAAGCTCTCGCGGTAAAGGCGGCGAAGGAAGCCGAAGAAGCATTGCGGAAGCAGTCCGAAGCCATCACTTCGTTCGGCGAGCGTGTCAGCCAGTTCATGGAGAACCCGCTTCAGGGGGCGAAGGGCGCTCTCTCGTCCGTGCTGGCGACGCTTGGTCCCTTTGGCATCGCCGTCACGGCGGGTGCTGCTGTGTTAGGCACCATTGCGGCGTCCGCATTCGAGGCGGCGAAGAGTCTCGGCGAATACGGCACCCGCGTGAAGGACGCGGAGCTGCGCACCGGGTTGACCGCGAAAGAGGTCGGGCAGTTCGGCTTCGCGGCGCGGGCGGTAGGGCAGGACATCTCGATTGTCGAACGCCTGATGCGTGGCTTGTCCCAGGCCGCCGATGACAATTCGAGGGAAGGCGAAAAGGCGCGGGCCACCTTGCGTGGGATGGGCATCGATTTTCACACCGCCGCCGGAGAAATGAAGCCGACCTCCGAGATTCTGACCGAAATTTCCGAGGGTCTGAACAAGCTTCCGGAGGGCCTTCAGCGGGACGCCGCCGCCATGGACCTTTTCAAAAAGGTGGGCGTGGAGGCAATTCCGTTCATGACGGAACTCAACGAGAACCTCCGCGTTGCCCACGAGCAGGGGTTCGGGCCGACCGAGGAAGACATCCGCCGCTTTGCCGAATACCAGCGTGAAGTGACGGTGCTCGAAACCAAGTGGGACGCGCTCGTCCGCAAGTTCAAGGAGGGGTTGGTCGTCACCGTTACCTGGGTCGGGAAGGGCGTCGATTGGTTCCTCAATAACGTCAGCACCGCCGGAGACGATGAACGGCAGCGCCGGGAAGAGGAACAGGCGATGCAGGACGCCGCCGACATTCGGGCGGCGGGCGGCATCGGGGCGAAGATGTCGATCAGCGGTCATCGTCAACAGGTGGCTGACATGGAGCGACAGGCGCCGGTGATCATGAAAAACCGCGATGCCACGCTGAAGCGCATCGAGGATTTGCGGGCCCAACAGCAAGGGCTGGTCGGCGATTTCGGCATCCTGCAAGCCATCGCTCCCACGCGCGACGAGGAGGCCCGAGCGAAGCGTGCGGACGACATTCAGAACCAGATTCAGCAGTTGCAGAAGATGCTGAACGATGCCGAGGCAGCCACCAAGCGGACAGACCTGCGGGCAGGCAAGGAAGAGACGGATCGCATTCGCGCCCGGTTCTTCGGCACGCACGACGGCATGGAGAAGGCTTACGCCGACGCCAAGAAGGATGTCGAGCGGCTCCAGAAGCAATTGCTCGAACCGGACAAGCCGTTGACGAAGTCTCAGGCACAGGATCTGGGCCAACAACTCCACACCGCGGAAGCTACCGAGGCACGCCGCAAGGCGGCATTGGACGCGGTGGCAAAGGGCGCGGAGCAGCTCAAGGATTTCCGCCGCCAGGCGGCCGAGTTCGAAAAGAAGGGCGATGAAGCCGAGCTCGACGCCATCGGCAAGATCTACTATCAGCGCGACCAGCTCCTGCAGCAGGCCGCGAAGGTGAAGGCGTCGGAATCGGAGATTGCGGCGATCCGCAAAGCGGCGGACGAGCAGGCGGCCGTGCTCTCGAAAAAGGCATGGGAGGAGTTCGAAAAGTACGCCGACAAGCAAGCGGCCGAGCAGCAGAAGAAAATGCTCGCACTCATGATGCCGAGCAAAGAGCAGATGAAGGAGTGGGAGGAAGGCTTCGCCGCGCAGGAGCGGATTGAGGACATCGGCGTCCAGGCGCAACGCGATGAACTGCGGCGGCGCGCTGGGCGATCCTCGCGCATGGCGGAACTGACCGCCGGCCAGGAAACGCCGATGGCCATGTCTGAGGCGGAAAAGCGGGAGTTGTCGGCGCGAAAGGAAGAGGCAGCGGCGCAGCAAGCCTACCAGATCCGGCTCGATCTGGCCGTCCAGTTGGCGGGGATCGAAGCGGAACGGATATCGAAAGAAGAGAACGCGGCCAAGCGCTCCGTCCTGGCGGCGCAGGCGCAGAAGGATCTGTACACGGAAATCGCCCAGGCGCAGGACCAGTTAGAGGAAAAGCAGGCGCAGCTCCAACAGAAACGCCAGCAGGAGATCCAGTCGCAGTTCGACAGCCTCCAGAAGCAGGCAGAAAAGCTGATCGACGTTCTGTTCACCAAGCCCAAGAACTTCGGCAAGGATCTGCTGAGCACAGTCCACGCCGCAGTGCTCAAGCCGGTGACCGAGACGCTGGGCGGGATGGCGGCGAACGTCCTCCATCCGATCATCTACGGCGCAGATGGGCAGGGCGGGCTCGCTGGTGTGTTCAAGGGCGGCAAGCAGGACCCGGTGCGCGTGTCCACCGACCAGAACACCGCCGCGACCATGCAAAACAGCGCGGTGATGGCGGCACTGACGGCCATCCTGGCCGCAGGCATGGGAGTGGCTGCTCCATCCTTGCAGAGTGGTGCCGCCGGGGCTGCGGGCGTTTTGGGCATCTCGATTCCATCTATTTCGGCACCGGCCAAGATAAGCGTGCCCATGGGGGCGGGCGGCTATTCCCCCGCTCCTTGGAGTTCCGGTGGTATCGGATTCAACCCGATGGCAATGCTGTTCGGCGGCGGCACGCGTAGCGGCTCCGGAGCGGCTGGCGGTGGAGCGGGGCTCGCGGGGACGGATCACTCTTGGTCGGGCGCGGCCACCGGCGGCTATACTCCCGCTCCTTGGGCTGCTGGCGGCGGAGATTGGTCCGGCGCATCGGCGGGCGCGCCGACGTTGAATCGGGCGCCGGGCGGGGCGGGCGGATTCAATCCCCTGGCTCTGCTGTTCGGCGGTGCGCGCGGCGGCGCGGCTGGTGGGAGTGGGCCGAACGGTCTGGCGGGAATCGTCAGTAACTTCAAGAGCACGAACTGGGGGAGTTTCAAGCGGAGCCCGTCTAATCCGACCTACGGCACAGATGAAAACGGCAACGACGTCCAAACCGGGGATTCCGGTGGCAAGATCACGGGTGTAGGTGGCGTGGCCGGGGCCGCGATGCTGGCGGGCGGCACCATGCTTGCGCAACAAGGTCTGCTCGGGAGCAGCCGTGGCACCTGGACTGGCACAGCGGAAGGGACGGCTGGCGGGGCGGCCATCGGGTTCCAGATGGGAGGCCCATTGGGCGCGCTGATTGGTGGCGCCGCCGGTTTCGGCATTGGCATTGGAGAGATGATAGCCGGCGTCAAGTCTCCACAGAGGGAGGCGCACGACGACATCAAGAGCATCTACGGTGTCGATATCCCCCAGAACAGCGGCACGATCAAGCAGGTAGTCCAGATCGCGCAGTCCCAGTTCGGCGGCGACATCGCGGTGGCCGTGCGGTCCCCGAGCGTGCGTCAACTCGTGATGCTGTACTCGGAAGCCACCGGCCAGAAGATGCCTCTGTCTGCCACGACGCCGTATGCGGGTAGCCTCGTGGAGCAGGGCGGCAAGCTGTATCAACAAGCCAGCTACCAGGATGGTCAGGCGCACGTCTACGCTTCGAACATCCCAACGCTTGGCGGGATCGCAGCCGGGACCTATCCCACGCCGGGGAACCCGAACACCGCAGGTGGTACGGGCGCAACGTACATGTCGCTGAACATCAGCGGCTCCGACGCGGCGAACTTCATGACTGGCCAGTTCGTCACGCCGCAGTTCGTGACCGACCAGGCGATGGCAGCGCAGTATTCGAGCTACGGCCGCACACAGCAATCGGCCAACATGCAGTTGCCCGGATTGACGGTGGCGTGATTCAACGTGCCAGGCAATCTCGTACAATCCGCACCCAACGGGGTGATGCCGGCGTCGCTGTGTACCGCGTTCACGGAACTGCGCGAATACGTGCAACTCCAGAACCAGTATCACGACGGGACGATCCAGCGGTCGCAACTCGCGCAGACCTCGCGCCGCACTTTCCGGCTCAGCAAACGACTGAGCGCATCCCTGCTCTCTGCGCTATACAGCTTCTGGGTGTCCCAGAACGCCGGGCTGACGCCGTTCGCCTTCTACAATCCGTTCGACGTGGCCTCCGGCCAGCAGATTGGCAGCAACTACGATCCCACAGGCAACAATACGCAGGGGCGAGTGACGGTGGTGTTCCGTGGTAACTGGGCGCAGGCTACCGATGTCGCGCGGACGAACGTCCAGGGGCTGGAACTCGTGGAGGTGGCGTAGCGTCGGTTAGACTAGAACCCAATTCGTGGCGAGAAACTGCTGAATGCCCGCCCCGGAGCGGTAACT